CAGCAGGGGAGGGTGTGACGCAGCAGCTAATATTCCATGTTCCGCAAAGCCACACATTCCTGGCATCATACCTCCGCTTCAATGTGAACAAGATCAGCGGCGGCGGCTCCCCAACGGTGACGCTCCGTGGCCTTGTGTATTCAGCAGTAAATCAGGGGGTACAGGAGATTTGGCGCGAAGTCATCGACACGTCTGTAGATAACTTTATTGACGTGCGCCCGCCTGAGCCGTTCCCCGTGTCAGAAAAGACAATCCTCTATTTCACGGCAGACACAGACACAAACAATACAGTGGTTAGCGGTCGCTTTGGCGGGAAGCTGGTAAGGGACGTGGACGCATGAGGATCGTAAAGCGCGGCGACCTGGTGGAATTCACCGACAACGGCATCCGCCACACTGTAAGCCGTGCCCATATCCTGCGGGTGGCATTCGTAGAGGACAAGGGGGCCATTGTCATTGACATTCCCGGCCACACCTTCCGCACCCGCCTGATGGAGTGTAGCGGCATCCGCGCCAAGACTGCGGAACAGCTCTACCAGAAGATTGCCGACTTGATGAAGCCACCCTTTAAGGTGCTGTGATGGCTGGACGACCGACCAAGTACAACGATGACATGCAGGCCAAGGCAGATGCCTATGTTGCCGGTGAATTCCGAGAGCTTGGCGACTTTGTGCCTACACAGGAAGGGCTGTCCGAGTACCTGGAAGTCACGCTTTCGACTGTGAAACTGTGGGGTTCAGACGGCAAGCATCCGGCTTTTTCGGCCACGTTAGAGAAATTGAAGGCAAAACAGGCCCGTTTGCTGATTAGCGGGGGCCTTGGGGGCGAGTACAACAGCACCATTGCCAAGCTGATGCTCCACAACCACGGTTACAGCGACAAGGCGACTACTGACCATACGTCCAGTGATGGCAGCATGACACCCGGTCCTACCCGGATCGAGATTGTGGCCCCTGATGACAACGGCAAGGATTGAGCTACCCCCAAAGCTGATACCTGTATTCCAGGGGGAGGCTAGATACCGGGGGGCATACGGTGGACGGGGTAGCGGAAAGTCCTTCTCATTCGCCCTTATGGCTGCTGTGAGGGGCTACGCAGAGCCTTTGCGCATCCTGTGCTGCCGTGAGCTGCAAACAAGCATCAAGGACTCTGTACACGCCGAGCTGGCAGCGGCGATTCAGTCACACCCATGGCTGAATGACCATTACCAGATTGGCGAGAGCTACATCAGGGGCAAGAACGGGACGGAATTCCTGTTCAAGGGTCTGCGGCACAACTATCAGCAGATCAAGTCCACCAGCGGCATCAACATATGCTGGGTGGAAGAGGCTGAAACGGTATCCGAACAGAGCTGGAAGAACCTTATCCCCACAATCCGGGCGCCAGGGTCTGAAATATGGCTCACCTGGAACCCCGAGGACGAGGACAGCCCGACTAATAAGCGGTTTGTGATCGACCCGCCGCCGAACAGCAGCATTGCCAAGCTCAACTACTGTGACAATCCGTGGTTTCCCCCGGAGCTGGACGCAGAGCGGCTTAACGACCTGCGGCGCGACCCCGATTACTACGCGAATGTCTGGGAAGGCGAGTGTATCACCCGCCGCGACGCTCAGATATTGGCCGGCAAGTGGCGAATTGCCGAATTCGAGCCAGGGCCTGATTGGGACGGCCCGTATTTCGGCCTTGATTTCGGTTTCAGCGTTGACCCGACAGCGGCGGTCAAGTGCTGGATTCACAATGACTCGCTGTATATCGAGCATGAGGCGGGCAAGGTCGGGCTTGAGATTGACGACACGCCAGCCTTTCTGCGGGACCGGATTCCCGGCATTTGTGAGCATACTGTACGGGCGGACAGTGCGCGGCCAGAGTCTATCAGCTACCTGAAACGAAACGGAATGACCCGGACAGTAGGGGTCAGGAAGGGCAAAGGCAGCGTAGAGGACGGCATTCAGCACCTGCGGAGCTATCGGGAGATAGTGATTCACCCCCGGTGCGAGGAAGTCGCCAGGGAGTGCCGCCTGTACAGCTACAAGGTGGACCGCCTGACAGGGGATGTCCTGCCGGTAGTGGTAGACGCGAACAATCATTACATCGACGCCGTGCGCTATGCGCTTGAGCCGCTTATTGGCTCGGGGCTTGGCCAGCGTCGGTCAACAAACGAGCAGCCGCCCGAGCGTGTAGACGCATGGGGCCGGGCACAACGGAGCGATAATACGTGGAAGGTGATGTGAGCAAGTTTGACCAGCAATTCCGGTCATTCCTGACTGCCACCCAGGAGTCACGGGAGAACGCAGAGCGGGATCGTGATTTCGTAGACCTCAAGCAGTGGTCAGCGGAGGAACGCGCAACCCTGCTGGCCCGTGGTCAGGCGCCCGTTGTGTTCGACTACGTGCGGGCACAGGTTGACTACTTCATTGGCATGGAGCGGGACACCCGCCAAGACCCCAAAGCCTTCCCCCGGACACAGCAGCATCAGGACGCAGCGGATGCTTGCACCGATGCCCTGCGATATGTGGCCGACAACAACGACCTGCCGCAGACGTTCTCTGACGGCTTTGAGAGCCTGCTGGTCGAGGGTAGCGAGGCTGCCATTGTTGAGCCAGCCAAGGGCAGGGACGGCGAGATTGACATTGTTGTCCGGCATGTGCCGTGGGACCGCTTCTATTACGACCCGCACAGCCGCCGCTTGGACTTTGCCGACGCCACTTATATGGGCGTTGTGGTGTGGATGGATCACGCCCAAGCCAAGCAGATGTTCAAGGACAAGGCCAAGGACATTGACACCCGCCTGAATGGTCAGGAGTACGGCGACGGCGAGACCTTCGAGGACCGCCCGCTGTGGTTCGACCTTGAGCGCAAGCGCATCCGGGTGTGTCAGCATTACTACCTGGAGGATGGCCAGTGGTACCTGTGTTTTTACTCAGGCGACCTGCTGCTCACCAAGCCGAAGCCGTCCCCGCTGGTTGATGAGAACGGAGAGCCTGAGCTGCCGATTGTGGCCCAGAGCTGCTACATCGACCGCGACAACAACCGATACGGCTATGTCCGCCAGCTCATTGACCCGCAGATTGAGGTGAATCACCGCCGGTCTAAGGCGCTGTTCATGCTGTCGGCCCGTCAGGTTATCGCTGAGGAAGGCGTTGTTTCTGACATCCACATGGCCAAGCAGGAGCTTAAGAAGCCGGACGGCTGGATCAAGGTAACACCTGGAACACTCCGCGATGGCGCGATGCAGATCAACCCGACGCAGGACTATGCTCAGGGTCAGTTGGCGCTGTATGAGGACGCCAAGGCCAAGCTGGACAAGTCTGGCGCCAACGCGGCAATGCAGGGCGACGTTGACGGCATGTCAGGCCGCGCTATCCACCGCTTGCAGCATGGCGGATCTATCCAGGTCGGCCCCATTTTTGACCGTCACAGCCACTTCAAGCGCCGCGTATATCGGCAGATGTGGAACCGGATCAAGCAATTCTGGGATGCGCCCAAGTGGGTCCGCGTTACCGACGACGAGAACAACCTGCAATGGGTGGGCCTGAATCAGCCTGTAACCGTTGGCGAACAGCTCCAGAAGGCGGCGCAGCAGGGCGACCAGATGGCAGCCCAGCAGCTCCAGCAGATGATGCAGACGCAAGACCCTCGACTGTCTGAGGTGGTGGAGACTGAGAACAACGTCGCAGAGATTGACGTGGATATCATCCTGGATGAGGCGCCGGACACCACCACGACCCAAGAGGAGCAATTCAAGTTCCTGATGGAGGCGGTCAAGGTGTACGGCCCGCAGGCTGTCCCTCTCCGCGCGCTTATCGAGATGTCCAGCCTGCCGAACAAGCAGCGGGCGCTGGATGCAATCGAGGGTGATGAGCAGCAGAAAGCCATGATGGCGCAGATGCAGCAGCAGCAGGAACAGATTAACCAGATGCTCCAGGCGTTGCAGATGCAGGGCATTCAGCTCGACAACGCCAAGAAGGAGGCTGAGGTTGCCAGCGAAATGGCGAAGGCGGCCAAGACAGACGCAGAGGCACAGCAGACCGAGCTGGAGAACCAGACCATGACGCTGTTCCCCGATACACGGCCGAACGTCAACATTTGACGGGCCATGATTTTGCGGCATGAGCCGTAGAACCTGACGCCGAGGAACGGGCGAAGTGCTGACGACGGGCAAGAACGGTCGATGAGGAAATGTCCATGAGCGAGGAACAGTCACTTGATGACCTGTTGAACGATGTGGAGCCGCAGGCAGTAGAGGCGGCAGCAGAAGCGGGCGAGGCGGCCCCGGAACCGGAAGCAGAGCCAGCGGTTGAGGCGAAGGCTGACGAGACGGAAAAGCCGACAGAAGAGGCCGAGACGCCGGAGGCCAAGCAGGAGGAAGCACCCAAGAGTGACGACTCCGAGAGCTGGACGAAAGCCGCTGTTCTTGATGAACGGCGCAAGCGTCAAGAGCTTGAGAAGCGCATTGCCGAGTTTGAATCACAGGCGGCGCGCCAGGATGGCCCCAAGCGTCCTGATGTGTTTGAGGACCAAGACGGCGCCTTTGGGCACGTTGAGCAAACCTTACAGCAGCAAATCCAGAACACTGCGCACAATATCCGGCTCGAACTGAGTCAGGACATGATGCGCATGGTCAAGCCGGACTATGACGAGGTGGAGTCGGAGTTTATCGACCTTGCCAAGGAGAACCCGGCCCTGATCAAGGAGCTGCAAGAGTCGAGCAATCCTGCCCGATTCGCCTATGACACCGCAATCAAGGCCCGCGAAGCTGCGGAGCTGAAGAACGTGGACGAGTACAAGGCGAAGATCAAGGCAGAGTTGCGCGCAGAGCTGGAGGCAGAGCTTAAAGCCCAGATGGAGCAGTCCGAAGCCAAGCAAGCACAGAAGAATCAAGCCCTGACGCCTTCATTGGCTGCGGCTCAGTCAAAAGGCGGAGTAGATGAATTCCGCGACGAGTCGCTAGAAAGTATTTTCGGATAATTGAGGAATTAGCAAATGGCTAACACCACTGTATCGTCCGGGAATGTGGTAACGAATTATGATAGTCAGTTGTTCCGCGAGTATGTGCGCGGCTCTGGCTTCAAGCCGTTCATCAGCACTTCCCTGACTTCACCTGTAGTAATCAAAGAGCAGCGCAACGGGCAGAAAATCTCCATCCCGTTCGTAACCAAGCTGTCCGGCAACGGCGTATCTGGTTCCAGCACCCTGCGTGGTAATGGCGAGCAAATCGGCAACTACTCCTGGGAGCTGACCCCGACCTACTACCGTCACGCGGTAGAGTTCGACAAGGAAGAACTGGACAAGCCGAATTTCGACATGCGCGCCGAAGCCCGCCCGCTCCTGATGGACTGGGGCATGGAGCTGGTACGTGACCAGATCATCCAGGCTATGGCCGCTGTCTATGACGGCACCACCTATGCCAACTTTGGCGATGCCTCCGAGGCTGTCAAGGATGCATGGTCTGTAAACAACCAGGACCGCATCCTGTACGGTGCTGCGAAGTCCAACTATTCCGGCGACGTTTCCGTTGACCTTGCAAAGGTTGACAGCACCAACGACAAGCTGGACCGCGACATCATCGGCATTGCCAAGCGTATGGCGCAGACCACGAGCCAGAAAATCCGCCCGTGGAAAACCAAGGACACCGTGTACGACCAGTATGTGATGTTCGTTGGCTCTCGCGCTTACCGCGACCTGTACAACAACACCACGGTTATCGGCAACCTGCAAAGCGCACGTGAGCGCGCTTCCAGTAACCCGCTGTTTATGCCGGGCGACCTGATGTTTGACAACGTGCTGGTCCGGGAAATTCCGGAAATCACCAGCCTGCTGACCGACTCAGCCGCTCTGTCAAGCGCTGGTAACGGCAGCATTGCTGTTGAGCCGTGTTTCCTGGTTGGCGCTGGCGCCCTTGGTTTTGCTCTGTCTCGCCGTCCGCGCACCATTGCGGACAATGACTATGACTACCAGTTCCAGCCGGGCGTGGCGGTCGAGTGCAAGCACGACATTCGCAAGATGTTCTACAACGACAAGCAAAATGGCGTTGTGACCGTGTTTGTTTCTGGCGCGGCTGACAGCTAAGGAGTGATGAAAAATGGCTGACAATACTGCAACTCAGCGTCGGGCTAGCACCGACACGGTAACGGGCAACGGCATTGCCGGGACTGTAAAGGTTCTGCCCGCAACCATCGAGCTGGCGGCTTCTGCCTCTGGCGACACCGTGGACTTTGGCAAGATTCCGTCAAACGCGCGAATCCTGCCCAGCTCTCGCATCTATTGGGATGACCTGGCCACCTCTGGCACGGCCACCCTTGATCTTGGCTTGAAGTCCTACACCGGCTCCGGTAACAGCGTCACTGCTGACCCGGACGCCATCGGCAACGGCTTTGACGTTCACACCAGCGCGACCGACGCGTCAGCTCTGAGCGATCATGCCAATGCTGGCCTGCCTGCCTGGGATTTGATCAACGGCGTCACTGCCGATCCGGGCGGCTCTTTCGAGGTTTACGGCACGGTAAAGGATGCGGCTACCACCGCAACCGGCACTGTGTCCCTCGAACTGCACTACGTCATTGACTGATGTACGGCGAGAGGGGGCTAGAGTTCGCAAGCACTCTGCCCCCTTCCGCTTGTCTTGACGTTGGCAGCGGGGACGGCTCACACGCCGCAGCACTAGAGAAAATGGGCCACACGGTCCATACCAACAGCTATATCCCCCCTGCTGATTTCGTCGGGGACTTTATGCAAATAGAGTTCCCCGGCACCTATTCTCTAATCTGGTGTTCGCATTGCCTGGAGCATCAGCGAAATCCGGGCGCGTTTCTCGACAAGATAAACGGCCTACTGCGGGGCGGCGGATGGTTGATTGTTACCGTCCCGCCAAGAAAGGACCAGATAGTCGGCGGTCATGTATCGCTTTGGAATGCTGGACTTTTGCTGTACAATCTGGTATTGGCCGGGTTCGACTGCTCAGAGGCCAAGGTGATGCAGTATGGCTATAACATCACCGTCTGCGTACAGAAGGGCGAGCGACCCGACCTGAGCGGCCTGACCTACGATTCCGGCGATGTTGCCAAGATTGCGCAATATCTGCCGTTCCCGGTCAGGCATGACAGTTTTGACGGGAACCTGGAGGGGTTATGCGCAAGCTAGCCATCGTAAACGGCGCGCCATCGTCTGAAATGCTGGCCCCATTTGATGACCCTGAGTGGGAAATCTGGGTTTTGGGCAATCGGGTCAACCGATACCCTCGATATGACCGCATTTTCGAGATTCACGACGACCTGACAGAGCATGGCGACCCGGTTGCCTATGCTCAGATGCTGGTGGGACTGAATGTGCCCATGGTTGTGGGTGATGGCTTCCCGGTTGAGGCTGAGAATATCCAGCGGTTCGACTTCGACGCAGCCCGCGAGCTGTTCGGGCGCACGTACCTGACCAGCTCAACCGCCTACATGATTTGTCAGGCTATTCTGGATGGATACCAGCATATCCGCCTGTATGGCGTGGATATGGCGGTTGATGAGCATGAATACTTCTGGCAGCGGCCGTGCCTTGAGTCGTGGCTAGGATTTGCCAGGGGCCGAGGCATTGACATTGATGTCCACGAAAGCAGTCCGGCATTCAAGTCGGATTATGTGGAAGGGCTGGGGCGCGGCGGAAAGCCAGACTTCTCCTGTGAGCCGTTCACGTCCAAGAGCTTCGAGGCGGTAGCTGACAAGCACCGGGCGGCGATACAGGCCGCACAGAGCCAAATAGAGGTTCTGACGGGCAAGATACACACCCACCACGGCGCTATACAGGCGTATGAGCGGATGATGAAGGTGGCCCGAGCTGTCGAAATGGGCCAGAAAATCGAAAATATCGAGAGGGAGGCAGTTATCAAATGAAATTCAAGCTGATTGGCGACGTAAGCGCCACTGTTCACTTTGGCTATGAGTTCGCGGAAGGTCCGCAGGATGTTGTGGAGCCGGAATTTATCGCCAAGCTGGAGAATCACCCGAATTTCGAGGCGGTCATTGACGATTCGGCCTCTGATGACGGCGACCCCCTGGAAAAGATGACAAAGCGAGAGCTTGAAGCCCTTGGCCGTGAGCATGGCGTCGAATTGGACCGCCGCCGCTCACAGAAGGCGCTTGTGGCTCAGATGCGTGAGGTTCTGAATGCCGACAACGACTGAACTGTCAGTCCGGGTAGCCAAGCGGCTAGGGATCATTGATCCCTCTGAGTCGCTGACGGCTGCCGAGGCCGACGACATTACCGCCGTGATGAACAGCGTCTATGACTCCATGAAGGAGCGCGGGCACATCAACTGGACGCTGACCAGCATCCCGACGATGTACCAGGATGCGTTCATTAACGTGGTGGCCTATCGTGTGGCGTCAGACTTTGGCGCCCTGACTCAAGAAGTGGTGATGCGCGGCCAGCAGGGCGAGCGGGAGATTTACGCCCTCAACGCCCGCAGCGATGACCCGAGGCAGACCCCGCCGGTTGACTACTGATGCTGATACCACTGGCCTACAAGTACGGCAAGCACCCCGAAAAGATGGTGAGCGTAGAGAATGCGCTCAACATGCAGCCGGAATATGCCCAAGATGGCCGGGCGGAGCTGATTTTGCGCTCTTGTCCGGGCCTGACGCAGTTCTCTGCCGGTAATGCGAACGGCAGCGAGGGGCGCGGGATGGCGTTTGCCAATGATACGCTGTATGCGGTCCTTGGCACACGGCTGTACAGCATCAGCTCTGCGGGTGTGGCCACTGACTTGGGGCGCGTTGACGGTTCCGGCCGGGTAGGCATTGCGGCGAACAGCGACGAGATTGTCATTGCTACCGGCATTGATAACTATCGCTATGTGTTCAGCACCAGCACGCTTTCCACGATTTCCGGGGCGCCGTCTGGCCGGTCTGTTGCGTTCAGTAACGGCCGGTTCGTGATTGAAGACCCCGAGGCGACGGGCGCGACGGCTGGCCGGTTCTATTGGTCTGACCTGATGGACGGCAGCACCTGGAATGCGCTGAACTTCGCTACGGCGGAGCAGAAGCCGGACAGGACGCTGGCCGTCATGGCTTATGGTTCGGTCCTGATTGTGTTTGGTGAGGCGTCGATTGAGTATTGGCAGGGCGATGCGTCCGGGTTTGTGCCTTTGACAGGTTCAACCCAGCCGATTGGCATTGCTGGCCGGTTTGCCGTGGCTCAGGCTGACACCTACGTCTGTTTTCTGGCCTCTGACGGCTCTGTACGGCTTGTCAACGGCTATCAGACAGTCCGAGTATCTACCCCTGCCGTAGAGGCTTCCCTAAGCGCAGACAGTGCCACAGAGGTATCTGCGTACACTGAGCAGGGTCATACGGTTTTCGAGTTCAGTACGGCCACACAGACGCTCTGCTATGACGTTACGATGTCACAGGCGCTTGGCCGCCCGATTTGGTTTGAGAAGCAGACAAGCAACAGCCGCCACAAGGCATCCGGGTACATTTACGCCTACCAGAAGAACCTGGCCATTGCTGATGATGACGGGAAGGTGTACGAGCTGACCCGCGATGTCTATCCGGCTGTGCGCCAGTTCACCACCGCGACGGTAGCGGACGATCAGAACCGCAAATGGTGGCAGATTGACGAAATCGAGCTGATTTGCCGAACCGGCTCCGGCGGGATTCCCTCCGATGACCCGCAGGTGATGCTTACCGTGTCGCGTGACAACGGTTATACCTGGGGCGAGGAACGATGGGCAGGGCTTGGCACGATTGGCAACTACGGCAAGCGTATTCGCTGGCGCCGTTTTGGCCGATTCCAGCAGGCGGCCTTCCGTTTCCGGTTGACGGATCAAGTGGACTGGACGGTCATGGGGATTCACGCCCGTGGCCGTTGATGCGACGAAAGTATATCTGCCCCCGGCCTCTGTGCCGGTGGTCATGCCTGACGGGATGATTAACCCGGCGTGGTATCAGGCACTCAAGGCGCTGCAAGAGCTTGCAAACGCCACAAAAGACGAAGTAGACACACAGCACCCGTGAGGTAATCGGATGGCTATTGGACTTGGAGCGGCCATGATTGGCAGCTCGCTCATTAGTGGCGGGCTTGGGCTGGCGGGCGCATCTAGCGCGAAGCAGTCAGCCGGTAAAGCGGCTGAGTATGCCCTGTGGGTAGAGAACTACAACCGCAACAAGCGCAGAAAGATTCTGGAGCCGCTGACATCTGCCGGGACGAATGCGCTTAACCAGCTTCGAAAAGGCGTTAATCTTGACTATGGCGATATCGTTGCGAACCTGGAAAACGACCCCTTTTACCAGTTCCAGCTCCAGCAGGGGCTTGATGCGGTTCAGGGCAGCGCGGCTGCGGGGGGCAATCTCCGGTCTGGCGCGACCCTAAAGGCTTTGACCGAATACGGGCAGGGCATGGCGTCACAGCAGGCGGAGAGGGGGTATAATCGGGAATATAATCGGGCCATGAATCGTCGTAATGAGCTGATGCAGCTTGCCGGGATGGGCGCTAATGCCTTGGGTGCGGTTGCCGGTGGCGGCTCCATTGCCCCGCAGGTTGCGGCAAATACTGCGCTGAATAATGCGCAATATGACATGCAGCGGGCACAGATTGGCTCTGACATGCTTGGCGGCGTGCTGCAAGGCGGCATGATGGCTGGCGCCGGGATTGGCCTGAAAGACCTGCTTGGCATGGGTGGCGGCGGCGCTGGTCGCCCTAATCTCCCTTACGCTGAAATGGCGGGGTTCTGATATGACGCAATTCCAGGTACTCAACCCGCTGGGCGCCTTGGCTGGCGTTCAGGGCGCTGTTT